ACTCACCCTCCTGTTGAAGAAGTTTAAGTGCATTGATTTGTCCGGCTGCGGCACATTCATACCAAGAGTTATACATCTGTGGTATTTCAACCACAGGTTTGCATTCCCCAGTTAAAAATGAACACACCTGTAATATCAATAAAAACTTGGTTGACATTTGTATAAAATCCTATATGTTAGTGGTTATGACAGATATCAGTAAATACAGAAACGTGTCGCTAACACACGAAACATACAACACTTTAAAAAAATTGTCTAAAGTTTTATTGCCAGGCAATACTACTTTGTCAATTTCTAAAACAGTTGAAACGTTAACAAACGAGAAAGCAGAAAAATTAAATGGGAAGATCACGCAGTCAAGGACCAGCAAATAGTAACGCTATTCAGATATTCGGAGACAGAAAGGAGCCGGAAGAATTATTATGGACAGCTGTTCTAGCTAAGGCTATTGATGATGCCATTTATACTTCTGATTATGATGAAGCTTTAAGTGCCATTAACTGGATTGAAGGAGAAGGAAGAGATTTCCGATTCGTTTGTGGTTTAATAGGTAGAGATCCAAAATACATAGTTAGAAAAGTTCTAACTAAAATTCTAGAAAGAAAAAAAATGATAGAAGATTGGAAAGCAAGAGTAAAGAAAAACATAGAGGATGGCATGGCAAAGAAGAATGCTATTCTAGCCACCAAAAATAAAGTTGGTGGTGTGAAAGATAGAAAACATAAAGGAGGATATCATAGTGTTAAAAGGTGGGAACGTAAATGGCATAAAGGTCCCGATGCCAGTAACCAAACCCTGCAGTAATTGCAGAGGAAATGGGTATATTAAGGTAGATACAGTTGACAAGAAAGATGATATAAAACAGTGCTGGGTATGTAAATCCAGCGGAGAGGTAAAGGAATATGTACAAAAAGACGTTGATAGTTTTATTTACGATTTTTATTTTAACCGGGTGCAAAAACATTGAGTTTGACCCGAAGACGTCAATCCTCAAGTGGACTTTTCAAACGAACAGTAAAAAAAATGCAGAATAGTTTTGATTATCTTTGTGGGATCTTTGATGGTGAAGGCTCTTTTGGAGTCTGGTCAAAAGGAAAAGATAAATCTCCTGCGTTTAGAATGCAGGTAGAAATGGGTGACGGTGATGTGGTTCTTAAATTTTTACAACATTTTAAAGCTGGATCTATAACGATTCGAGTTCCTAAAGAGGACAAACATAAGTTAATGTACCATTGGAGAGTTAACGGAGATGAAGCAAAAAACATTGTGCGATCAATGCTTCCGCTTTTATCTAAACGAAGACAGGAGCAATTTCATAACGCAGCATGATTACTATTCCTGATTTCATAACTTTAATAATTTATTACTATAAAAAAACAATAGACTATCCATATCGATTCATGGAATCATTCGGCTCCTGGATGAATGTCTATGCATGGAACAAACGATGGAGCAATAGAAAGAAAGGAACAGGGTATATCAAAAAACCAAAGGTTTACTGAAGAAATTATAGTCACGCTTTGGCCACAATTAAACGATATAATGATAACACCATGAAAAATTTTACTGAAGAAGTCTATGGTCAGAAAGAACAAGAAGAATTAAACGCTTCTTACAAACAATCTTTGGCTAATAGAAAAGAAAGAGTAGAAAAGAAATATCCTGAACGACCCATTACCGGGAAGGAATGGATTGAGGGGTACCGTAAATGGAAAAACAATTCTACCCCAAATAATTATGCTAATGAATGTAAAGCATGTAAACAAGACATAGCTCCTGATTGGCATAGTGAAAGAAATGCAGAATATTGCAAGGATTGTTTATAATTGAAAGGAAACATGAAAGAAGATCATCAAAAAATAATTAATGGTACTTATAGAAAAGATCAACCTGATGAAGAAATAGGTTATCAAAAATGGGAAGTTAAAAAAGTCTATGAAGTAGAGATGACGTATGAGATAGTTGCTAAAACAAAAGAAGAAGCTGAGAGACTTTTAGAGAAAGAAGAAGCTCTAAATGTTGAAGAAGTTGATGGCTATGGAAAAACCTTTAGAGAAACAATTAAAGGTCAGTGTACTAACGATCTGACTGGAGATGAGGAAGCTGTTTGGAAAAAAATTGAAGAATGTATTCCCACTGAAGACAGAGATATTGATACAGATAAACTTTTTCTAAATTATGAAGACCCGTGGTGGTCAAAAGATGATTTTGAATGGTCAAGAAACGAAGATGGATCCGCGAGATAAAATCTTTGCTTTCATCTTCAGTAGTCTTATACTACTCATTTTATTGAGTTTATGTATGATTCTAAGTGGAAGCGCCGAACCAAATCTACCGGAAAACTATGGAGTTGGATTAAAAATATGACAAATAAAAAACAAATAGCAGCATTAAGACTCGCGATTAAGTGGTTTCAAAAACAAATCAAACCAAGAGATTGTGGTTGGATGTACTCAACAATCGATGGTTTAAAACATAGAATAGAACATTTAGAAAAGAAAAATGAAAATAGATAATATTGAAAACAAGGAACTGCTTAGAAAACTAGGACATCGTATGAATGGAACCTGGACGATGAAAGAAGTCTTAGATGCCATAAGAGAACTAGAGGAAAAACATTTAAGAGATAAAATGGAGAAAGTAGATAAACTTAGAAAAGAAGGAATTATTTAATGAGAAACTTAATCACAGCCATTGGCCTTGGATTCATTGCGATCTGGACTATGTTTTGTTTAGGTGTTATGTATGTACTCGATACAATAATAGATTTTTTTGAAAGATTATGGGAAAAAAGAAAACAGAAAAGAAAAACGTAACCTTTAGTTATTTTAATTGGGGACCGTTTTTAATGTATACCAAGATCACTCCGGAGGAGTGTCAACATCTATTGGATGGTGGAGCGAAGTCTAGACTCAATCCACAAAATAGTATGGTGGATAAACTAGCCGGTCATCTTAAAGAAGAATATAAATTAGAAAATCCAGAAGAGTATGTGAAATGGTTGGTGTTTTACTTTGATGCCTACAGCCAAGGTTATAATAAATGGAGAGGTGGTGGATCTCTTAAACCTAATTTTAGTTTAACTTCTTTTTGGATTAATTATATGAAACCTGGAGATTTTAATCCGCCTCACGACCATAGTGCGGACTTAAGTTTTGTTATCTTCCCTCATGTACCGGAAGAATTAGAAAAAGAAAATAGAGAATTTAAAGGAACCCTACAAGGTCCTGGTGGAATTAGTTGGACCTACGGGGAAGGTGGACGTCAGGTCATTAGTACCGTTCATCAATTTCCTAAGAGTGGGGATATGTATATTTTTCCAGCGGGCCTACGTCATTGGGTCTTTCCTTTTAAATCAAATGTAGAACGAGTCTCAGTCTCTGGTAATTTACTTATCGATGCGGACTCTAGAATGAATTATTATGCTGATAAAGAATAGAATTATAAGTTGGGGACCCCTTTCCATTTGTTGGTGTCGCACGGACGCTGAGCACTTCTCGACGTTGGGGTATCCTCATTCATTTTTTCAGTCGAAAGTGCACCGTGCATGAAGCACAATAAGAAATACACCTATGTTGATAGTTCACGGTCCATGGAGCATGGATCACGGATCTATGACGTAGCAGGATTTAAATTACCCTCGGTCACAACAATACTTGACAAAACAAAAGATAAGACTTATCTGCGCCAGTGGAAGGAAAAAGTCGGTGAAAAAAGAGCAGAAGAGATCAAGAATATATCTAGCAAGCGTGGGACTACCATGCATCAATTCCTCGAATCATATATTATCGAGAAAGGTTATGAGGATCTTACGGCGATGGGGCAAGAAGCTAAACGCATGTCTCAGAAGGTTATAGAGATAGGTCTAGCGCCTGTTTCAGAATATTACGGCTCAGAGGTCACAGTATACTATCCAGGCCTTTATGCAGGGGCTACGGACCTAGTATGTAATCACAATAATATGGAGACTATTGTAGATTTCAAACAATCTAACAGACCCAAGAGGGAAGAATGGATTACAGATTATAAGCTCCAAGTAGCTGGTTATGCTATGGCTCACGACTACGTACACGGCAGTGAGATTAAACAAGCTGTGATTATGATATGTACCCCAGATCTATACTATCAGGAGTTCAAGATACAATACGATGAATTGAGAAGGTGGAAGCATAAGTTCTTGGCTAGAGTAAACCAATATTACGAAATAAAACACGATCCTAAGGAGCAGGCTGACGTAAATACCACTGAATTACTGGCAGATTTTGAGAAGATGGCACAAAAGTGACTAGAATGTGGCAGGAATATGGCAATGGACATTTTACATATAGTACTTAAACTCATAAAAAAAATATTTTTAAAAAAAAATTCTATATTAAATGTAAAGTGTCAAATTGAGCTATTAGTGTTGGTATTACTAGCTAAAGTGTTGACATTTTACAAATTTGTAAAATGTCTAAAATGTCCAATAGTCAAAAAAGTCAATAAAGACGTAGAGTTAATCGGTCGTGCGCGCGTAAAAGGTTTTGGAAAAACCTTTTTTGTGATATTTGGTACTATATGAGACGAGCCAAGAAATCTAAATACAAACATGCCACCATTAATAAGAAGAAATATTACTTCTATATGATAAGATGGGAAGATATTACCGGGGATGCAAGTCATGCTACGGTAGAAGAATTTGACAAATTTGAAGTAAGTGAGATGATAACTCAGGCCTATGTATACAAGAAGACTAAGAAATATTTATATACATTTAGTTCTTATGACATTAAGGACGAAGTATTTAGTGACAGAAATATATTCCCCGTGGGCTGTATTCTTAAGATGGAGAAAATATTACAATGACAGAAGACAAAGAAAAAAACCTAGACGTAATAAAAGCCGTAGAAAAAGCAAAAGAAGAAGCTGATACTCTAATGTTTAAGAAGATAACTTTTTATGAGAATGAGATTAATGAGCTTAAGAACAAGATAGCTTCGTTGGAAGATTGTTTAAATACTAAGAACTATTCTCCGGATTTTCCTTCAGCTTCGGATACTGTAGATTGATCTTTTGTCTCTTCTATTTTCTTGGATTCAGGAGTGACATCTTTTAGTAATGCCCCGTAATCATCTAAAATCTTTTTCATCTTGGCTTCTAATTGTTCTTCTGACATGTCTTCTAATCTCCCATGCTTTATTATTTTTCTGTCTATGTATAGTCCTGCTGTCTTGCCACGACTTACTTCAGCATTTACGGCAGAAGAGAAAGACCCTTTCTTTAAAGCTGCATTCTTAATTCTATCTAGCTCAGCTAAATGTCCTTCATAGGTGACATCATGCTTAGCAATTCTATCTTGTTTTAATTTCCCAATGTGGGCTACCACTAATGGGCTTTGTCTTGGGTTGGTTAGCTCTGATCCTTCTTGAGGTGCTCTTGCTTTAGAATAGCCGGCAAGAATAGCCGCCTCAGTTTTAGTGACTGGACCATCCGGTCCGCCATATACTAAAAACTCAGCGAATCTTTGCTGCATTTCAGTTAATCTTTTTGGTACTCCCATATTTGACATTTTAAGGTAAGTATCCTATATTGTCAACTATGACTACGACAAAGAAAGATTCGATAGAATTTGAAAAACAGATAGAAGAACTTAAAAAACGTCCTGACTTCACAGAGGATTTAAAACACCATGATGATAGAGGTGAATTAGATTTAACTAAAGTTATAGACACTTATAGGAAAGAAAACATCGATCTCAAGAGTCAAGTGGCAGAGAAGACCTCTCTCTTGAAAGGCACAAGAAAGCTCGTGGAAGAGTATATCAGGGCTGGATATAAATATGCCGCTCGAGTTAAAGAGCTAGAGAAGATTAGTAGAGCCCATCAAGCTCAGTCTGGAGAACAAATGGTTGAACTTAAGTTTCAAACAACGAAAGCCAATACGTTGGAGAAGCAGGTTGCTGAGCTGAAAAAAGATAATAAGAAGCTGGCTCAACAAATAGATGATTTAACTAATATTATAAATAAAGGAGAGTTTGGTAAATGAGATTAAGAGAGTTAATGGGATTCTTACAAGAATTTATGGACAACAAAGGGAAAGGATCAAGAGGAGAGTTAGGCGATGCCTCTGTGTTTATGCACGTTGGTAATCACTTAGAAGAACTTAAGAAAATAGAAGTGCAGGAGAGTACAATTATAGGTGCTAACTCAATGAGAATAGTATTTAAACCTCAGTCATTGAAGATGATCAAAGCACCGACAGACAAAGAATCTGGCTTTGAGTTGTAGTCATGATTTACCTTAAAAAAATATGGCTCCAGAGCGAAAATTATATCTCAAACTTAAAAAAAATACACCTGGAATTAAGTGGACTAGGCTTGAAAATCTTAGCTCTCTTGGTACTCCTGACTGCTTGGGCTACAACAATTCTGGCAACTTTTTTACTGTTGAGCTAAAAGTCACCAAAGGTAAAAAAATCCGATTTTCCCCACACCAAATTGCCTTCCATATTGCTCATCCGAAGAATACATTTATCTTAGTTGAGGCCCTTGGTCCAAGGTCCTCTAAACTTATTGGCTGGTACTTGTACCGTGGTTCCCGGATAAAGGAGCTTGTAGCTTGTGGCTTGAAGCTTGATCCTTGTGCTTGGGGGCTTGATGCTTGTTGCTTGGAGCTTGTTGCTTGGTCATTGGAACATGACGCTTGAAGCTTGTAGCTTGGTCCTTGAATCTTGTGATATTTTCCGCGTGTAGGTCTTCAGGCTTAGTATTATTTACAGCCATGTATTTCTTCGCAGTAATCGTCTAGTCCTATTTGATCGCTGAAGTGGTGTTCGCAGTAATCTCCCCACCAATATCCCTGGACAACGTCTCTTTGTAAGTTGACCCAGATACTTGGACCGCCTCCCGCTACCATTAACCGGGCTGACTTGTAACTATGGTCCTGGTGCGTGATCCATTCTATGCTGTAAACGCCTTCCATGAACTTGTCTGCGGTTAGCTCAATTTTGGGCTGGTCAATATACTCTTGAGTCTTCCCTTCTGTTATTTCTTCGGCAATTTCCTTGCACATTCTCCGAAGCTGCTCTTCGCATGTTTCACTTTTCTTTTTTAGTGCTGTCATGTTTCTCCTTCTGTTTTTCTGATTGTTTTCTATCCAACTCAAGAAAGAATCTTTGGCAAGATTCTAGATAATCAGCTGGTAGGTCCCGGTGATCATCCATGAACCATGGTATTAAGTTGTTGTTGTCTATTTTCTTTCTCATAAATTAATCCTACAATATCCCATGACTCTTGTCAAGCCGCTTGGAGCTTGGTGCTTGTAGCTTGGTCCTTGTTGCCTGAGCTACGCCAACATGTGGCGACTTCTTTTACAGTCCTGGCCAGGACCAACTCGTTTGGCAACTTGACCCCAGAACCAAAATTACATGGGCAAACTTTTAAAGGTACCAGAATGCCTTTAACTTTGGTTCAGGGCTCAAGTTTATTCTATCGTCTCAATATGTGCTTGAGCTAAACTTAGCGCAAACAATAAAAAGCCACCAAAAGCAAGTAATGCACCTACCTTGTGGTGTGCTGGGTCAGCTACCATAATGATAATACCCATTATAGCCACAGTTAAACACAATACCCACTTAACTACGTATGCCATTTTATTCTCCTTTCTTTATGTAGTCGTAAAATTTATTCTTATCAAAATTAATATTATCCTTTGAGAATATCATTTCAATATCTTGAGTAATCTTCCCCAAAAGTATCATTTCACTTGTTGATGTTTTAGCCGATTGTTTGCTTAAATATTTTTTAAGCATATCAGCAAAAACAATGTAGTCTTTTTTAGTCATTCTATTATCCCCTTACCTTCGCAATTTTCACATTGTACTACTTCGCCTTCTAGTGAAAATAAATCGCCGTCGTAACTTTTATCCGCAACTGTTTCACCTACTCCATCACAAATAATGCAAGTTTCTTTTTTAGTCATTTTATTCTCCTTTTAATAGTTCTTTTATAAGTTAATTAAATACACGTCAAGCATAATCTGGGACGATATACCTTTATAGAATGGATCTCTTTTCAACTCTAGGTTGTGCGCCCTGCGGGCGCATAGGTCCAACGAATGGCAACTCCGTTGCCATACTCCTTGGCCCAAGGTCCTTCGGCCCTTGGGCCTCGGTCCGTGCTTGAAGCTCGATATCTTTTATCCCCTACCCAAGAGGGGAGACCCCCGGAACCTAAACCCTTTTCGAATGTCAATGAAACATGGACCCTGACCCCCCTTTTTTGAAAAGGGGTCCCACTGCTTCTGCCTGTATTGCTTGATTTAGAGAGTTAGCCGTGATAAAAACTTTTTGAACACTTTTAAGGGTGCAAAAAATTTTTAAAAAATTTTTATGAGTTTGAATAAAGTAGACATTAGCAAATTACCTCCGGATGTCCGGAAAACTTTTCGGCAACTTCAAGTATTACATGCCGAAAAAAAGATACAGAACAAAGCCAAAAGTGATTTTTTATCTTTTGTTAAAGCGGTATGGCCTGAATTTGTAGAGGGGCCCCATCACAGGCACATTGCGGAAAAATTTAATAAATTAGCAACGGGTGAACTAAAACGTTTAATCGTGAATATGCCACCTAGGCATACAAAATCAGAATTTGCGTCTTATTTACTTCCTGCCTGGATGGTGGGCCGTAATCCAAAATTAAAGATCATTCAAGCAACGCACACAGGAGAGTTAGCAATAAGATTTGGTCGTAAAGCAAAAAACTTGATCGATTCAGAAGAATACTCAAAAATATTTCAAACAAGATTACAAGAAGATTCGAAAGCTGCGGGCAGATGGGAAACAGCCCAAGGGGGTGAATACTTTGCTGCTGGTGTTGGTGGAGCAATCACGGGCCGTGGTGCGGATTTATTGATTATTGACGATCCTCACTCGGAACAAGATGCGATGTCGGAGAACTCATTAGAGAACGCTTATGAATGGTATACATCAGGACCAAGACAACGTTTACAACCAGGCGCTTCGATTGTGCTTGTTATGACACGTTGGTCAACCAAAGATTTAACAGCTCAATTATTAAAAGCTCAAAAAGAAGTGAAAGGTGATCAGTGGGACGTGGTTGAATTTCCGGCAATCTTGGACCACGGACCAGAGAAGAAGGAACCGGTTTGGCCTCAATACTGGAAACTTGATGAATTAGAAAAAGTTCAAGCGACTCTACCCGTTAGTAAATGGAATGCTCAGTGGATGCAAAATCCAACTTCAGAAGAAGGAGCTATTATTAAACGTGAGTGGTGGAAGACTTGGAAGCACGATTGGATTCCTAATTTGCATTACGTCATACAATCTTACGATACAGCGTTCTTGAAGAAGGAAACGGCTGATTATTCGGCTATTACCACGTGGGGTTTGTTTTATCCTAATATCGATTCTCCTCTACATCTCATGTTATTAGATGCGGTTAAAGACAGGTTCGAGTTCCCTGAACTACGGAGAAAGGCCCTTGAACAATATAGATATTGGTCTCCGGAGATGGTGATTGTGGAGGCGAAGGCTTCTGGATTGCCTTTGACCTATGAGCTTAGGAAGATGGACATCCCAGTAATTAACTTTACACCTAGTAAAGGAAATGATAAACACGTAAGAGTAAATAGCTGTGCCCCTGTTTTTGAGTCTGGTATGGTGTGGGCGCCACAACAGAAGTTCGCAGAGGAAGTCATCGAAGAATGTGCAGCATTTCCGCATGGCGACAATGACGATTTAGTCGACTCAATGACTCAAGCCGTGATGCGATTTAGACAAGGGGGTTTAATCAAACACCCGGAAGATTACGAAGAAGAAAAGAAACAGCCCAGAAACTTTGATTATTACTAATGAGTAAAATAGAATTCGGAAAACAATTATTAAAATTAATTACTAATTATACCAAAGCTACGGGAAAAGCTCCTCAGGGACTAGATCTTTTAAAGCTTAGAATGAAAGCTGGGGAGATAATTAGAGATGCTCAGAAACTTATTAAAGTTAATTTCAGTAAAAACAATCCACAAGATTGGACGGGGCTTCCTAAAGTTTTAAAGAACGTTAAAAATCCAAATCAAGTTAGAAAACTTTTAGAGTCGGGTGATATTAAAATAGGCCAGGTAACTAAGACTCCTCCTAAAGATCCTTCAAAATTACTAGAAGCCTTTAAGCTCAGTAATAAACAGAATGCTTACAAGAGTGCTTTAAGACAATATAAAGATATTGACAAGAAACCTTTAAGTATTGATGAAGTTACAATTCGATATAAAAATCTGGCTAAGTATCCAGAAGGTAGAAATATTATTATTGATGATATTACGGATATTCAAAAACGTCATATCTTACCAAATATTGGAAATAGAAGTAGAGATGATTTAGTTAATAAATTAAATAAAATGGTTCTTTCTAAAAAGAAACAACCCAACCCTTTCAAAAAAGCATCTGATGAAGTTAAAGGACAATTAGAAATGGATTTCACAGATTGGGATTCTAAAGGCATGAAAGGTGGAGGAATTGCACACATGCTTGGTGAAGAACCAAGAGTGGGAATGATGTATGGAGGCGATCCGGGGTTCGCGTTTGAATATGGAGGATCCTGGGCTGACTGGAGAGATAACCATCAACACATGATGCCGTTAATGGAATACATCGGCACGAAACTTCCAAAAGAGAGAACACCGTTTAGAGCAGGATTTAAAAATGGTCTAGAAGTTTTGCCTGAGATACAATTGAGTAAAATAACTTCATCCCCTGTTAAAGAAATTGATATTGATGAGACAGATAGAACTTATGGTATTAAAGGATCCTATCAAGCACCGAGCTGGTACACAGGCGGTAGTTTGTTAAAAGGAAAAGTAAAAATAGACGTTTCACATGATGGTAATACTATTTTTAAAGACACTGTCTCTAAAGAAGATGCAAAAGATTTATATTTTGGTCTTGGACAAAAATATGGTGATAAAGTTGAATTAGGTACGGACACTAAAGGCAATTGGAGAATTAATATAAAAAAATCTTTTAAAGATGGTGGCGTTGCTAATATGTTAGGAGAATAACCATGGGATTAAGATATTTTATTAATAATCTCACCGGAAAACTTGAAGACGGCAAAGAAGAAAAAATTTTACCTAAACCTAAACCTGCAAAACCTATAGCAGACCAGTATCAAGATTATTTAAAAGTGGAATCTTATTTGGAACCTAAGTCTCAGATGTTTGTAAGAGATGAAATGGGGTTTAATCAAGGAGGAAACGTAGAATCTTCTAAAATAAAATTAGATTTAAACATGGGAGGAAGAGTTCCTTTACAAGGCGGTGGAGGACTAAAGAAACGAATTAAACGTTGGTTTAATTCCCCCGGGGTTAAAGATGTTATGGCTGCTGATTTAGGACTAGAAGGTATTTTACAATTATATAATCTTTTAGGGATGCCTATGGCAAACGGCGGAAGAGCTGCCTATCAAGGAGGAGGAATAACTACTCTTCATCCACGAAGACCAGAAGCATTGCCACCAAAATCAGGACCTATGCCTCAAGGAGGGGGCTTGTCTTCTAGGTTTAATCATGTTAGAAAATGGTAGGAGTTTAAATGGCAGATAACATAGATAAAGGACTCCCGAACATTACACCGGATGATTTAATCGCCCCTAAAGAAGGCGTGACCGAAGTTGATGTTACGGAAGAACAAGTCAAAGGACCAATAGAAGTTATACCTGAAGAAGATGGTGGAGCAACGATCGATTTCGATCCAAGTGCAAACTTAAATATTCCAGGAACTGAAAGTCACTTTGATAATTTAGCAGAATTACTACCCGATGAAATTTTAGATCCTGTTGGATTAAAACTAGCAGGGGATTATCAAGATTACAAAT